TAGTGCTATGCCTGAAAATGGTGTAGAATATATGAAAGAGCAATTGAAGGCAACTGATATTGTGTCAAATGAATTTGTTCGTCCTTTGGAATGACTATGCGAGATGAATTTCTTTGGGTTGAAAAATACAGACCCAAAACTATTGATGAGTGTATTTTACCTCCAAGTATTAAGAAGACTTTTCAAGACTTCCTAGATAAAGGTGAGATACCAAATATGCTCCTTGCAGGTCCTGCTGGGTGTGGAAAGACTACGGTAGCAAAAGCACTATGCAACCAATTAGGAGTAGATTTTTATGTCATCAACGGATCCGATGAGGGACGATTCCTTGATACCGTCAGAAATACTGCAAAGAATTTCGCTTCGACCGTCTCGCTTTCTTCAACTGCAAAACACAAAGTCATCATCATTGATGAGGCAGATAACACAACCAATGATGTACAACTCCTCCTACGGGCGTTTATTGAGGAGTTTAGTGGCAACTGCAGATTCATCTTTACCTGCAACTTCAAAAACAAAATTCTCGAACCACTTCATTCCCGCACAACGGTTATCGAATTCTCTATTAAGGGAAAAGATAGACAGGGACTTGCAGCCTCATTCTTCAAACGTGTCCAAGAAATCTTGGATGCAGAAGGTGTTAAATATGATAACAAGGTCCTGGTAGAACTTATCAATAAGCACTTTCCAGATTGGAGACGTGTTCTTAATGAGTGTCAAAGGTATTCTTCTTCTGGTACTATTGATCCTGGTATTCTTGCAACATTTAGTGATGTAAAAGTAAATGACTTGGTTAAGAAACTTAAAGAGAAAGATTTTCCCGAAGTACGTAAATGGGTTGTCAATAACCTGGACAATGATACTGCTGTCCTATTGCGTCGTATTTACGATGCTTGTTATGATTCCTTGGTTCCGAATAGTATTCCTGCTGCTGTGCTTGTTTTGGCTAAGTATCAGTATCAAATGGCATTTGTTGCGGATCAGGAAATAAACATGCTTGCGTGTTTAACTGAAATCATGGTGGAGTGTGAATTCAAATGAAAAAATCTAAAATTATTGATGGACTGGATCTTTCAGGAGTTTCATCTGCTAACAAACATGGAATGACTTTAGAAGAGTATTATGCTTTACTAAAGTATCAAGATTTTAAATGTCCAGTAAGTGGATTTGAATTTGAGTATGATCAAGAAAAGAAAAAATTTGTTGATACTAAAGGTGGGTGGAAGTTTTCTAAAAAAAGATTTGCTCCTCCTGTAGATCACTGTCACGAGACAGGATATGTTAGAGGAATTTTGTCGGAAAACATTAATCTTCTAGAAAATCAATGGGGACATGGAACATATGGACAGATTACAAAACCTCCCGAATTGACAGAGTATCAAGAAAATCCTCCAGCATATCAAGTTATAGGAAAGGTAAAATTTAAATGAAACATCGTGATAATTATTACGTCAAGTTTGACGATGATGAACTGAGGCAGATCTTGGAAGAGATTAGTAGTGAAGAAGTGAAAGAAAGGATAATGAGTGCATTAGGAGAGACTATTGATCCCATAGATAAGTTTCATGCAACCATTGCATATTATAATGATGAAGTTTAAAGCATTAGTATTCATCCGACTGAGATCACAGGTTGATGACTCTCCTGGTAATGCTGTGAGAGATGCCTGTAAGAGATTGTCTGAGTTGAATATCAAGAAACTTAGATTGGGTAAAGTAGTTGATGTTTGGTTGGAAGCAGAGACTAGAGAGTATGCTGAGAAGGAATTAGAAATGCTCTCTGATAGGTTTCTTGCTAACACAGTCATGGAAGACTGGGATTATGAATTGACTGAGATTGAAAGTTTCCCCAAAGGTATTGACAATGGATGATTTTAAAAAGTTTAATACTGAATGGCAATTAGATAATGTGGTAAAATTGCTAAATGCTAAAATAGAACGTTGTCGTGTATATGACAGCGACAACCGAGATGAAGTGTATAATAAAATCACTATTACATATAAAGTGGAGGATGATTGAATGCCACATGAATTCGACCCATGCGAAGCACCTATAGAAGGTGAAGTTGACAAGTGGGGGTTTACAATCAAACCTACTATATGCGATAATGAGGTTATCATTAGGTGCTTAAAAAATGCTCCTTGTGGGATTGATAAAAAACAGGCTGAACGACTTATTAAACATTATGAGAGTAACTGATGATTGATGTAAAACTTATTCGTATCGTAACTGGTGAAGAAATCATTGCAGAGGTTGTCTCTGAAAACGAAGATACTATTACTGTAAAAAATGGTTTAGTTGTTTTACCAAATGCAAATGGTGTAGGGTTTGCTCAGTGGGCAACTGTAATTGACACTGACAATCCAGATGTTACAATGAAACAACAGCATATTGTTTATGTTGTTGCTGTCCAAGAAGATGTTGCCAAAAAATACAATGAAATGTTTGGTAGTAAACTCGTAACTCCCTCTAGTAAAAAGTTAATTGTTTGATTATGAAAACCAAGATTAAAGCACAAGTAAAATCTAGATGGTACTATATTTTTTGGGGAACTGCTACAGTATCCGTTGTTCTTGGCCAATTGTATGTCGGTACTGGATATCGTGTTTTGCATGATGATATGCAACAATTACTGAATAAGGTTGATGGTGTTCTTCTTCGTGCGGACGAACCTAACTACCTATGACTATAAAGGCACTAAAAACTCCTCTTCGTTATCCTGGTGGCAAATCAAAAGCCATCAAAACTCTCTCTGCATGGTATCCTAAAGTTATCTCAGAGTATCGTGAACCTTTTATTGGTGGGGGTTCTATTGCCATAGATGTAACAAAATCTAATCCAGACATTCCTGTATGGATTAATGACTTGTATGTTCCTCTTTATAATTTCTGGGTTCAACTGCGTGATCGTGGTCAAGACCTTTCTGAGAATGTTAGAGAGCAGAAAGAGAAGATGCTTGAGAGTGGCACTCAAGAAGAGAAAGATAAATTTGCTAAAGACTTGTTCAATCAGTATGCCACTGAAATTGATACTTATGATAGCTTTCAGAAAGCAGTTGCTTTCTTTATTATGAACAAGTGCAGTTTTTCTGGTTTAACTGAGAATAGTAGTTTTTCTCGCACTGCTGCCAACTCCAACTTTTCTTTAGTTGGTGCAGATAAACTTGCTCAGTTCTCTCAACTGATCAAGCACTGGAAGATTACTAACATTGATTACTCTGAAGTAATGAATGCTGAAGGTCCTGATAATACATTTGTATTTCTTGATCCTCCTTATGATATCAAAGACTTTCTATATGGAAAGAATCGTGAGATGCATAAATCATTTGATCATGATGAATTTGCAGAGAATGTATATAAGTGTCCTCATAAGTTTATGATTACATATAATGTAAATGAAAGACTTGAGGAATTGTATAAAAACTATGAACTTAACTATTGGAAGTTACGTTACTCTATGGCTCACCGTGGAGACAAGGGAACTGATGATAATGTTAAGACTGAGTTGCTAGTTACTAATTACCCCATTGTTCCTAAAAATGCTTTGGAAGAGCAGTTAAACTAAATGAATATTGATTTCTTAGACTATTTTCGTTATAAAGAACCAAAAATTGTAGAGTATCATAAAGACAACATTGATGTTGTTATCAGAGATGGTGAACTTGGAGAGAAGGAAGCTGTACTACTTGTTGATGGTAATCAGTGGACTGCACATGAGATGCCATCAAAATCTTCAGCAACTCAGGTATTCTCTCATTATTGGTTTGCAAAAGGTCATACTATCTGCACGGGACTTGGTTTTGGTGTAAGGGAAAATTGGTTGCTCAACAAAAAGGAAGTAACTGAGTTGACCATTCTTGAAAAAAATCGAGGAGTTATTGATTATCATTTAGAAAATAATCCACATATATTTCAACACGCAGAAGTCATTCCAGTTGATGCTAATGAGTATACTGGCAAATGTGATGTTTTACTTTTAGATCATTATGAAACTGAGACTTTCGATGAGATGGCAAGAATGTCATCTAACATAATGAAAAATATAGACTGTCAAGTTGCTTGGATGTGGCCACTTGAGGATATAATTTTTCAAAATCATAAGATACATAACATGACGAAGTTGGAATATTACAAACTTCTCAAAAAAGAATATGATCTTTTAAAATTTCCAGAGGTTACTCAAGAACTACTAGATCTTTTTACATACACTTACCATTTTTCATATTTAAATCGTGATGGAACTGAAAGACTGGCTTAACTCAATCAACTTTAATAAGGAAAATTTATCAGAACATAGTAAAGAATATCCTCCATACATTATCAATCGTTGTCTCTCAGGTCATATGGACTGTGTAATGTATGCAAATGAAATGAATAAGTATAACTTTCTTGATAAAGATATGCAATATTCATTTTATCTAAATAGTCTGAGGAAACGGAAGAGGTTCTCTCCTTGGCTCCGAAAGGATAAAGTCCAGGATTTAGAATGTGTCAAACAATACTATGGTTATAGTAATGAGAAGGCATCCCAGGCTCTGAAAATTCTGACAAACGAACAGATTAACTTTATTAAACAACGACTTGATGTTGGAGGAATGAAATGACTACTGTGGAACCTACAGTTCAATGGTCTCAGGATCAAATGGTTGAAGTGCTTCTTAATGAACCTGACGATTTTCTGAAGGTAAGAGAAACACTGACAAGGATTGGTGTTGCATCTCGTAAAGAGAAGAAACTCTATCAGTCTTGTCATATTTTGCATAAGCAAGGACGATACTTTATTGTTCATTTTAAAGAACTGTTTGCCCTGGATGGGAAACATGCAAATCTTACTGTGAATGATGTTCAACGTCGTAATCGTATTGCAAAACTTCTTGCTGACTGGGGACTTATCTCAGTGGTAAAGGAAGACGATGTTGCAGATATTGCTCCTTTGAATCAAATTAAAGTATTAGCGTATAAAGATAAGAGTGATTGGGTACTAGAACAGAAGTACAATATTGGTAAAAAGACCAAACCACAAGAAGAAACCACTAAATAGAGACGAGACTCTTTTCGTGCGGTCTCTACGAAAGTCGGAACTTACAAGCACCCTATCAAGGGTGCTTTTTTTATACTTTCTTTTTCTTTGATATTTTTTGGAGAAGCAGTAAATAAAGTTCTGCATTCTTTTTATCACCAAAAATGACTTGAAGTTGTGACAAATCAGAGACTAACATGACATCACTCTTCGCCTTTGTCATTAGTAAACTCTCTAATGAAGGTTGCCATATCAAGAATATCTTGTTTTGATGGATACTTTGGATATTCTGGAAGTATAATTGGATCTGGACAAATAGGACGATCTTCTGCTGATACTTTTCCTTCTTCTTTAAGATCAGACCATCTGCTCACATCTTCATCAAATTTATTCTGTCGATCAAATTTTTCTGTATTTTTTCTGTCCCATTCAAGGACATCTCTGTCAAATTTTCCCGTCAAATATTCACGGGCTTCTTGAAACAACTGCAAACGCAGTTCATAAGCATTAGACATATTCTTACTGGTAATTGAACGTATGGGAGTGTGAGTGTGTGACAATCCCGTGTTTATTTATAAGGTAGAGTTTTCCACACTCACTTTTTTGTTTTTGTGTTATAAATAAGTATGGATGCCTTCGGGGTCCACAAAACACAAACTCGCTTTTAAAGGAGCT